GTCCACGAAACTGGTAAAAGGTTATATCCAGTTAAATCAAAATCGTTTTTATTTTTAAAATAAAAATCAATAAAATATTCTTCTAAATACTTTCCAACATGATATGGTGGATATGGTACTTGAGGAATATCTAATATATATTTTTTAAAATTTTCCAAATTCATTAAACTTTTCTCTTACAATATTTAATAGTTGTTTTTTCTCTGCAAATGATTTAGTCCAATTACCATGATGCATTACAATATCTTTCGGCAAAGTAAATTTAGAGTTTCCGTCCCATGCTGCATAATTAGCACCATAAGTCCAATAATTTTCTGAAAGCATTTTGGTTTTGAATGTAATTTTATTATAATCTGGATTACTAAAATTTGATATTAAATGATTAAAGCATACTTGCTCTTCTGGGAAGTTTTCTAAATTACCTTCTACCGTATTTAAAAAAGCTCTAGTTTTTGATGTAGATTTCATTATAAAAAAACCCGTATTAACTCCGCCACCGTAATCATTTTGAAATGCTGCATCATATCCTTCAACCTGTTTCATAATATCATCATAAAACGGTCTAAAAAATTGAATGTCCGGATCTGAAAAAATGAAATATTCTCCGTCCGTAGTTTCTTTAGCAGCTTGGATGAAGCATCTGACTTTGTAATACATCGTTTCTCTCCAGCCTTTCGTTCTAAACTCTGCATTACAAAGTTGCTCTTTGAATAAAACTCTTAATTCTAATCTAGGATCAAATGGAAGTGATTTAATGAAGTAGTTCTGAAACAACTCCATATGGGATTCTGTAAAAACCGTATAAAGTTTCATATTAATTTTTTATAACCTTCATTAAATCTATTATCATTCTTTGGTAGAAGTGGATCAGATTTATGTGAATTTAATTGTAAATGTTCCAATAATCCACTAGTTAAACTTACATTTAGTTTTTTAATATAATAGAAAAAACTAATAGATCGTTCGATTGCATGTCCAGCATATTCAAATTTAGATAAAACCTCTTGGAATTGTTTAGCCCATAAAACATATTCTTTAAGAATCGAAACTTTCCAAGACGAATTACTGGTATTCTGCCATAATAGATTTGGATTCTTCTTACTGTAAGTTGCAACTAATTGAAACATATCGATACCAGTTTTTTCTTTAATATCTTTAATTAGAACGTCACTATAGGTTTTATCTTCTATAAATAATGGATGCTTTGCAGGTAAATTGAAATACCCTACAGCATCGGGTTTGGAATTAATCAATGCTTTATTTTTTTCTATAAAGCTATTTGAATAGTTGATATCATATTCAAATAAATTAACATAATCAGATTTAATTAAATTATTTTCACATAGAGCATACCAACCAGTATATGAGGTTAATTTCGGTATATGTTCTATATTAATAGGAAGCTTATTAACTATAATAACATTATCTAATTTATCTATTTTATCTGAATGTCTATTACCCAGAAATACATAGGTTAAATTTAAGAAATCTTTAAATTTTCCGATATTTAAATAATCTAAAATTATATTTTGGTCGTGAACAAATATATAAGTATGAATATCAATCATATTTTAAATAATTATATCATATACTAAATGAAATACAAGTAGTTAAATAATTAAATGGCAACCGACATATTCGTCAATATTAAAGATTTACCAGAATTAACCGAAGCTAAAAACGGAGATTATATTGTAGTAGAATCTACCGGTGGTACTAGTATTATAGATTTTAAAAATTTTATAATACCATCCGCTAATTCTATTATTACCAATACTGTAACTCAAAATACAGATTCGTTGATAAATCTATCTTCATATGTTTCCATTTCGGACAATAAATTGTCGGCTGCAATATCCATCTTGGACACTAGCTTCACGAATTTATCTACTACAGTCTCTAATATCGTGGCAGGATCTCCATATAAGCAAACCGCTGCCAAAACTCAAATCACAATTACAACTGGTAATAGAGAAGCCACCGGATTACTCCCTTCGGGAATTTTATGGACAACTTCAGATATTTTCATATCTCCAGCAAATGCATATGCGGCGAAATTTCCTGCATATGCTACAAGCATAGACACTATGGAAGATAGCACCATACCAGTAATTAATATTAGGGGTAAGTTCACTCGTCCAAAGATAGTTTTAGCGGGATCTGAAACTCCATTAAGAATTAATACTACTTCATTATTGGTAAGTGCTTCTGATGTGCTTTCTTTGATTAATAATCTTGGAGTAATTGAAGAAGATATTGCAGCAGCAGAAGATGCTATATATAATATATACGCAATTAAATTTTTATCTTAGATTTTTTAATATATTCTTTTATTAATTTTTCTTGTTCTTTGTAGGATTGTTCTTTGGAATGTGTATCTTCCTGTTCTTTCAATAACTTTTCGATTTCTATCAACGATTTAGGATTTAGAATTGTATCTTCTTCTTCCCCATATACTTCTCCATCATCTTTTAAATATTGTTGGATTAATGCTATGCGTTCTTCGGGATTCCCGAATATTTCTACCATTGCTGGACAATCTTCGGAATCGAAGAATGGGGTTTTTCCCAGATTATGCTGATATTGAAAAAACAAAGCTTTGAAAATATTATCAATCTCTTCTATGAAGACCGGATCCGTATCTCTAGATCCATTATCCACTATCTGTACGGGAGATAATTTAGTAACAGGAAGAAAAAATATCAAATCTATATGTTTCATAGATTCCTTTACCAAAGGAATAAGTTTATCTATAAAAATCTTATCAATATCTGATGATCCCTTTTCATAAGCCCATATAGAATATACTAAACAATCTAGCGGGCCTCTATCGAACAATATATTATCAGTTTTATTATATTTTTGTAAATCATCGATCATATGATTCATTATTGCCCATTGCCCCTCTTTATTACAATTTTTATTATGTGGATAATTTTTATCTTTTATTACATCTCTATAGGAGGTCTTCGGTGTTTTATAGATCTCCCATTTATTAATAAAGTCTTTTATTAAAGTAGATTTTCCTATATTGGCTGTGCCAGAAATACAAATTCTCATATTTATATATTAGTCTACGTTTTCTGGGTTTTCAAGTCTTTTCTTCTGTTTTTTTATTTTATCCCATTCGTATTGAAGAATTCTTAATCCATCCATAGTAAACTTACAAACCGGATATTTAATATGTGCATCTTCGATTTTTACCCATACGAAACCGTTATGTTCGTCACTTAATTTAACATTCCCAGCATATACCCATCCTTTAAATAGACAAAAATTATGTTTTTTATAAATAATTTTACAAGAAGAAATATTTAAATCGGTTTCTTCTTTAACTTCTCTCATTAATCCGGTAGTGAAAGTTTCATTAGTTTTAATATGACCCCCCGGAAAATGAAATTTATTCAGATGTTTTGATCTTAATAGTAAAACTCTTCCAGCTCGAAGTATCATTATTTTAGAAACTTTGTTAGTATCTTTTTCGTCCATGATACTAGTTAGTATATCAGAAGAAATAATAAAACACAATGACTTTCAATTTTTATAGTATAAATAACAGGGATGGCTAAAAAAACTAGGAAAAAGGAAGTCCTTGACAACAATGTCGAGGAATATATACTACTCAATAACATTGAAACTAGCACAAAAAAGGAATGGTTTTTAAATTATAAAATACACAACCAGTTTAAATTAAATGATATTCATAATTCCTTCATGGAAATGATGCTATACAAAGATACTAAAATGGTCTTTGTAGACGGCCCAGCAGGCTCAGGGAAGTCTTATCTTGCAGTTTATGGAGCATTACAAATGTTGCTAAAGAAACAAATCAGTCAAATAGTCTATATAAGATCTATAGTAGAAAGTGCATCTAAAAGTATGGGGAGTCTTCCCGGAGAATTGCAGGATAAATTCCAACCTTGGTCGTTGCCTTTAATTGAAAAATTGGACGAATTGGTTGGGCCTAAAATTGGAGGAGAACTTATAAGAAATAATTACATCAAATGTATGCCCGTAAATTTCGTAAGAGGTCTTACTTTCAGAGATAGTGTAGTCATCGTAGATGAATCCCAAAATATGACTACAGCAGAATTAACAACTATATTAACGCGATTTGGAGAAAATACCAAATATATAGTAATTGGAGATAGTTTCCAATCTGATATTGGAGCATCGAAAAATGGATTTTCTAAAATACGTCACGTTTTCGACAACGAAGAAAGCGAAGAAAAGGGAATACACAACTTTATTTTTACTGAAAACGAAGTTGTTAGGTCTCAAATATTAAAATTTATTGTTAAGAAGCTAGAAACGGTTCAGATACATTAACATTAAGTATTTGTAATTCTTTAATTGCATCTTCTACAGAAACAACCCTTAGACTATTGGATTTATTTTCTGGTCTATGGGTTGTTTCTTTTTCTTTGGTAAGTTCCGATATTTTAGAAAATACGGATTGTTCTAAATTTATAAAATGTGGGTCTCTTTCAAAAGAAGTTCCTCCGAACGATGCTCCACTAGACATAGTTATTTTTCCTCTGGGCTGAACTCTATTAGTATATAGCGCAGAAAGATCGGCATCCATTATCGATTAATAGTAAGATTTTCTCCGGTAATTGCCGTTATGATATACATCCATATAATCTTTTTTCCGATATTTTCATTTGATATTGGTTTAAATAAATCTTTGAGCATTCTATCCAATTTAAGTAAAACTTGTTTAACATCGGTCTTGACTTTGTTATAATCTTCTCCTTTATCTTGTTTGCTTTCCTTGTTCATTTGATCAACTACTTTTTGTATTTTGTCAATTATAAGTTTTTTAGCAGTATCATCGTAGATATTTGGATTATTTAAATCTTTTTCTTGGATAAGTTCTTTAATTTCCTCTTGACTTGCTCTGTTTATTACAGTTAACCTATAATTAGTTAATTCGTTGTAAGAAGCTGTTACATTTAAACTTTTAGATGGATCTTGAAATGAAATTTTTTTATTAATAAACGAAGGATCATCCATTAATTCTTTTTTAACTTTTTCAAGTACGGCATCTTCTTTAGTTCTTTGAGCCTCCCTTTCTCCTTTTTGTGCTTGTCGTACTTGACCATATGCTTGAACATATGGATTATCAGCATAAGCTTGTTTGACTACATTTCCTACTGTAGATGCTATAGTTCGTGGAATTGCAGATGCTATAGAACCCAACAATCCTTCTGATACAAACGATTCCATATATTGCTTATAAAGCTTATTAAATTTCATTATAAATATTCCGTTCTATATATGTTTAAAAGATCTTCGTCATTACATCCATTATCTTTCAAAAAAGTTTCCAACATCCGTATATCAGAAGAATTCATTACCATTTGAACCAAAGGGCTGTTAAAACACATACCCTTTTCCTCTTTTAAAAATACTAAAACATTTAATTTAAACTTTTCAAATTTTGATAATCCACTTTCCACATCAATCATGTCACAGGGTATTGATGCAATCACACCACCGTCAATTTCTTCAAAATACATCTTAGCAGTAATACCATCTTCTGCTAAAATATAACCTTCGTATCCTTGATACTTAGATATTTCACCCTTTTCACAAAAGGCTGGATCAACTTTTAATCTAACTTTTCGAAGATTTGCGGTTCTAAACGCATTTCCTAAAAATTCTGCAAATCTACTATTCATAACGATTATTTAACTTCTATTACAGCATTTATAGGTTTTAGAAAATCTAATCCTAATAAAACTTTTTCGTCATTATCTTTTCGATCACAGATACTAAATTTTATATCCTTATATATTTTTCCTTTAAGTTTAAAATCGAACTTTACAATAGGTCGATTTTCTACAGTAGAAGCTCCTACATTAATCTTGATAGTATCTATTAAAGGTTTTTGTATTTCTTTTCCGTTATCGGTTTTGAAGGTTACGACATTACCATCAATCTTTATATCTTCTCCATGTAAAGCATTATATGCATCATTTCCTGTATCTACTTTTGCAGTATAAGTACCAACATCTCGTATAGTTATGTTTTCTTTAGGTAAAAACGTAACTTTGGGTTCTAAATTTGAATAAAATTCCTTGAATAGGATCATTCAATTATTTAGTCATTATAGAGTAGAAGTAAGTGCTGGTTTTTTGGTCTTATCATTTTTAAGACCACCAACTGCCGCTATAGCTTTAGCTTCCGGTGAATTTGGATTGGCAGCTTTCTTTAAGGAATTAATTTCTTCCTGTTTTTGTTTAATTGCTAAACTCTCTTCTTCGGGAGAAATACCCTCAGAATCTTCGTCTTTAATTTTACCTTCAAATATATATTTTGAAAGATACTTATTAATTTTATCGTCGTATGATTCTTTTTTCATATCTTCTGATGATTGATTTTTACTTTTTTTTGCATTATCTAATGATATTGCGACCGCTTGTTTATGCTTTCGTCCTGAATGTTCTAATTCTGAAATATTTTTACTAATAGTTTCTTGAGAAGATCCAGATTTTAAAGGCATGAAACTATTTACCTTTCTTTATATATTTTTTATAGAAAAAACCTTCGATTACAGGTTCTTCCGATTTTTTATTATAATATTCATCAACTTCGGATACTGCATCCTCAATATCCCCCAATCCTTGGACTGATGTGGGTGAGGTAGTGGCAATTTTTATCTTATTTAAAAGTGTTTGTATCTTTGGAGTATACTTAGTATGTCCTATCCGTTGTTCATTTCTTAAAAAGTCTACAATCTTACCAATTAGGGATACCATCTCATCCATTGCAGTTTCTACTTGATCAGACATTTTTTTACCAGCTTTATCTATATCTTCTCCTGCTTGTTGTTGTTGAGGAGTTGGACCGGGTATACCTCCTCCCGGTGCTTGAGGTGGCATTGCGGCGTCTGCTCCCATTTCCTGAGGACTTTGTTCTAATAATTTATAAGAGTTTTTAACTAAATTAGAAAATTTCATATATTTATTTATTTAATAATAATTTAGTTTTTATATTAAATTTAAGTTTTGAAGATAATTGCGTTAATTTATTATCCTCCGTATACTGTCTAATCTTTTTAAAATTGGTTATACTCTTGTTTTGTATACATTTTTTAAGTTTTAAAATAAAATGTAAGTCAGAAGTTTCTGTATTTTCAGACTCGAAAATATTAAAACTAAATATTTTTATTGACTTTTTTAAAATTTTGTTTATAATTGTTTTACAATCTTCTTCGTCGAAGGAAAGTTGCAAATATTTTAAATTATAATTAAAGTTTATAATAAATATATTGTCTAATTCGGGTTTTATTTGTTTTATTATATTATCAATAATAAAATGCTTGAATAAATTATTCAAATCTCTGGATTTTAGTGTTAGATTTAAATTATTTTCATATAGAAAATTTGAAATATCTAATTCTATATTTTCAGATAATACAGAATTTAAAAATATAAGATTTATATTATATTCTTTGAATTCCTTGTTTAGGATCATGGTTTATTATACCATGAGTTATTTTAAAGTCAACTAAAATTTAACTTTTCCTAGACGAAGATTAATTATTCCATTATAAAAATCGTTTTTCAGAAGAACTTCTCTGTCAAATTGTTCTTTTGCTTCAAAATAAGCCATTTGACTTTTATTATGACAAAATCTTAATATTTCAAAATTAAATTGATTTATTCCATATTTTATAATATCTTCATTTAATTCTTTAGAACTACTTGTGTAAGTCTTCCACTTGGATTCTTTGGTGCAACGTCTAACTCTTGTTTTCCCCTTTAAGGGTTTCCGTCTGATATTAGATATCATTTGTTTTTTGCCTATATATTTTCTATCTGTAATAGTATTAGTTATAATATATATAAATCCATAAGGATTTTCTGGTATTGTTGATAACGAAGTAACCCAATGTCCTAAATCCATTATACTAATTATTACTTCTTTTTGTTTTTACCAGAAGATTTATTACTATTTAAATTTCTTTTTTGAATTTTACCAAAAACCGGATGAGCAATTACGTTAGAACCGGGGTTCCAAAAATCCGTATTTCCTATTTGGTTACCATGACTACCAATTTGACCGGAAGCTGGGTTTCCTAATGCACTACCGGAACCTCCAGCAACCATTTGTTCCATTATTTGGGTATATAAAATATCAAATTTGCTCATTGAATTATTTAATTAAATGTGATATAATATACAGTATTATGGATCTTTATAATAGATATAAAAAGGAAATTTCAGATGATTTAAAATTTGATTCTTTTAATTTAAAAGAAACTGCTATGTTAGTGCCATCCAAAAAACATTTCTGGATAGCAAGATTAAACGATCATCGCATAGAAATATCAGAATTAAAGAATAAAAAAGTCAAAATAATAAAAGCTTTATTAGAAAAGGCCGAGGCAGCTTCTCCGGTAAAGTTATCAAAAGTTAATTTGGAAAAAATGTTAGAGGAAATGCCAGAAATGGTAGATTTGGATAAAAAAATAACAGAACACGAACATTTAGTTAAATATTTAGAAGATTCTAAGTGGGTTTTTGCTTCCTTTACAGAAGATGTAAAGAATGCGATAGAAACCACTAAGTTAGAGCAATTATAATGATAAATTTGGATTATGATGAAAAACGAGGTAAGGCTATAATTTCTGGAGATAGATTTTCAGAAATTCGAGAACATTTTTCTATCGAAAATCCAGCAGCTAAATTTAATCGTTCATTTTATATTCCAAAAAGACTTTATGCTATAGCACCGAACGGAATATTTGATATAGGTCTATTTGGAGAAATTAAAAATTTCATAGAAACTAAAAAATATAATATAAATTTTGAATATTCTGAAACTTTTGTAAAAGTAAGTAATCCATCTTTAGATAAACCTTTAATAAAAAGACTATCATTAGATTTAAGAGATTATCAAGAAGAAACAGTTAAAAAATGCATGATACAAGGAAGGGGTGTTGCATTATTGGGTACTGGAGCGGGAAAAACTTTGATCATAGCAACTTTAATAGAGAATTTTTATTTGCATGCTAAAGATATTAAAAATTTCAAATGTCTTATTATAGTACCAGATTTAAGCTTGGTAAATCAAACTAATACGGATTTCGAGTCGTATAATGTAAGTTTTACACATACTAGATGGACAGGTAGTATAAAACCGAATTTAGCATGTAATGTTATTATAGCAAATATAGATATATTAAGAAGTAAATTAGACCAAAATAAATGGATCCAAGATATAGATATATTAATAGTAGATGAAGCCCATAAAATGGGTAAGAGTAATAAATCCTCAAAACTATTAGATAAAATTAAAACCCCAAATAAATTCGGGTTTACTGGTACTCTTCCAGAAGATAATATAGACAAATGGAATGTTATAGGAAAACTAGGGGAAGTATTAATAATAAAAAGCTCGTATGAATTAAGAGAAGAGAAGTTTTTATCTACGGTTCATGTCAGAATGTTTAATTTATTATATAAAGATGTTCCTAAACCTATAATAAATACCGGGAACACTACGGATGATTACCACAACGAATTGGTATTTATATCAAACAATATATTTCGAAACAAGATCATACAGACAACATGTAACAATTTTAAAAATAATATATTAATATTGATCAATAATATTAATCATGGACAGCATTTATATGATCTACTTGTTAATAATTTGACAGGGAAACAA